TTTTCCCATTCCACAAGAGGAATGGGTCCTCTGATAAGAGTTGAAAATACCTGAAATAATCTACCATCCTGTATAACCTTGGCATCCTCTGTACCAACTCTTGACTCACCTACAATAAAGAGTCTTTCTTTTGGATATGTAATTTCAATTTCTTCATTAAAAAATGCTCTAAAAAATCCATGTACGGAATATTCTGAGCCTTTTACTCTAAAGAAATTACCAAAGTTTCTTATTACTTCTCTTGGTGTTATAAATTGACCTTCAGAAATACCAAGACCAAGTTCATCAAATAATAAATCTAGATATTTGAGTTTGGTATCCTCAATATCTCGTATCGTTTGAAGTTCCTCAATGATTCCACCAAAATTCTCAGCTGAATCCAAAAACTCATAGTACGCATCAAGAAAGGTTATAAGATTTGGATAATCATCGCGATAGTGTTCTGGTAAAACTTCGTCAACCAGAGTTTTATTTAAATTGGTAGAATGTCTACCAAAGTCTCTCAGTGTTTGTGCAAAGGCAACCATAACTTATACCGTTGATGTTGTATTTTGTCTATCCACTGTTGCAGTAGCATATGAAAGTGATGAATCAAGTTTTATTACATAATTACGCAATGGTCTAATCACGCTATCATTTAAAGGAATAACTGATACCTTAATATAATCAGTACCACCAATAAATGCTTCTGGTGTAAATCCAACAATTTTTACAAGACCTGTTGCTGGGAAATATTCTCCAACATTGTCTAATAAAACATTACCATCAATATCTGTTACAGAAAGTCTTGTTGAATTTAATTTATTTCTAATAAGAGCCTGGGTTCCTTCATATTCAAATGTGGTGGATTGTACAATATATGTGTAAGGATCTGGCGGAGCAATTGACATAGGATAATTTAATTCAAATGTTCTCTTATCACCAATTGTAGGTTCAAATCTAAGTTGTGCTTTCACATCACATTTACTTGATAGAATAGCCTGATCAATTGCATCAACCTCTGTTAACATATTACTACGTCTAAATATTTTTTCAAACTTATTTAAATTTCTATCAAAATATGTATTCATAAATCTATATACAGAATTTTCAGTCGCAGATAAACTAAAGCCTGTAAGTGAAGGATCAAAATTAAAACTTAATGTTAGTTCCAAAAATAGTTCCGTAGGATCAGTATATTTAGTTGTAATGGATACAACTGAAAGATTATCTGTAAATTGACCAATAATTTGAGCCTTTGTATTTTCCTTTACTGTATCTGATACACCATCAGCAAAATTAAGAGAAACATAAACAGCACCATAATCCCTTGGAATATTTTGATCACCTGACCAAACGTTACAATCTGTAACATCTGTAAAGTTACTTAAAATTGTGCCTTTATAATCAAGTGATGTAACTAACCTTTGTTGAGCCGCATACGCAATTGGTGCTAGTTGTTTTATACTTTCTAATGTTTGTTTTTGTTCACCACCTGTTGATTCAGTTTGTGTTGTTACAACTACAGGATAATCATTACCCAAATGTGTAAAATCACTATTTGATGTAAATACGGTACCATTATCAGCTAATGGCCCTTTACTTGATAGATATGTAACAACAACTTTATTACCTGGATCTGGTTTTTTACCAAAGGATACACCATCACCAAAATTTAATTCGTATTGCCCATTTGGTGCTTCTCTGATTGAAAATACTCTTGTATCCTTATCAATTGTTACTGCCTTTTTCAAAGGGATATATGTTTCATATGCAGTTGAAGATGCAGTTTCATAAACCAAAACCTTTGCCGTAGCAAAATCAATTGTTTCGTCTGGTATTACAAAAACTTGTCTTTCATTTTTTTCACCAACAAGAAATGTTTTTGTTTTTTCAATACCTTCATAAATAGGAATATTATTTGATTCAGATGCTGTTTTAAATGTATATGTACCATTACCATCATCTTTTGCAAAATATGTTTCTTGTGTTCTAAATGTATATGATACACCATCAATAGATGAAGTAAATGTCCAACCGGCTGGTAATTGAATTTGTGGTCTACGTCCTACAACACCAGACATATTTACACTAATGTTTACTACAGCCTTTGAGGTTGTAATAGAACGAACCTCATATCCTAATGTTTCTGCATGTGATACAACAGATGATCTTAATTGAGCAGTTGGAAGAAAGGATTCGTTAATAGCAAAGTTTGCTGTTAAACCATTTAGGTGTGTATTATAGGCTAATACATCTAATAAATTATTTAGACCTGATGCCTCAAAATCATAGTCTGCAAATTCAGATTTGGATTTAAAATAATCCTTAAGTGATTCCTTAATATTCTGAAAATCAAGTTCTGATGATTTAATAACGGTCATTTATCTGAGCCTCGCTAGTGATACATCGACCGTAACAATTTCTTTTGTGTTTATAACCTGAAATTGTACTGTTACGTCGAGTGAATTATAATCCGGTTGTAATTGAACCGTTACAGACAATACATTTGCCCTAGGCTCAAAATTTGCAATAGCATCTGCAACTATATTTTGTACATATTCTGGATCAAAGTCTGCATCCAACTCAAACAGAGCTGAGTATAAATCAGAACCAAAATATGGCTGAAAGGGTTTTTCACCGCGGCCTGTTAATAATAGATTTTTAACAGATTGTTTTACAGCATCTGCATCAAATTTTTTATATACATCACCAGCCGGTTTTGCTGTAAGAGAAAGATCCAAGTCCACATATTTTCGTGTTCTTGTACTTGCAATTGATGTATTTAAATTGCCATCCTCTATTGAAAATGCTCTAGCCATTTAACCCTCTAATACTCTTATCTCTATTTATAAACTTTGTGGAGATATTTCTACCAATTCACCATTTGTTTGTGTATAATTGTTAAATCTAGTTTCAATTTCATTTCTATATCTCATATTCCAATCTGCATTTACTGCTGGCATCTGAATAATAATTTGTGCATTAAGAGAACCATCTGAATTATATGAATCGTAATCCAAAATCATTCTATCAAAGTTAATATAATCCTTACAATATAGAGCAAGATCAAATGTTTTATCAATATCAATTAATCCATTTCTATCTCTTAATTCATACACAACAACCTGACCGCGGGATGCTAGGAAATTAAGACTATTTACATCAAGAGTTTCACTTTCCTTCTTTTTGTATAATCCTTCAGTCACAACAAGTCTATGACTATTTAATTCTTCTAAATGTTGTTGAACTGAATTCATAAACTCAGCATGGGCATATAGATTACGAGCAACTTTTACTCTTTCAACATCATCTGTAATATGTTCCATTGTAATAGGATCACCATAACCACCTAAAAATTTTGCAAGTGAAATACCAGCTGCTAGTTTTGTTTTTCCATTAATAATACCATATTTAGTATATTGTAATTCTGGATTATAAAGTTGATTTGGAATAAGTGTGCGAACAACAATTGTATTTGATTCATTTGCTATCTTTTCCAATTTCATGTCTTCGTTACCAAGTAATTTACCTGCAGGGATTTTACCGGTACCATTTCTATTATAAATTAGACCAATTTCAAATTTTTGGGGCTTTTGTTGAATATATGATGGTGATAATACACCCTCAGCAATTGCTCGAGCAATAAACTTTTTATTCCTTGCCGTATTAGGATCTCTTAATTTGGATCTTACCATCTCTGTGGTTAATGGATATTTTGAAATACCATCATATCTGGCTGATCTATCAATTGTATTTTTCATTACATCACCAGGATCAATGGTAACATTTCGTACCCCTTTATCGGATTGATTTAAATATTGATCCATTGTGGATGAACTAGGCCCAGGCGCAGCCATTCTATTTGCAGTATCAGTTGCTGTATTTGTAATTGACCAACCTGGGTTTGATCCTACATCACCATGATAATCACCATATGATTGTGATTGTGTAATACCAGATGTTACAGATTGCTGAGCCAAACCATCCAAATCACCATGAAAGGTTGGTGCAGTAACACCAGCAGTAAATGTTGCGGATGTGCCATAGTAATTCTTACCATAATGTATTACATTATCACCACCAATCGCACCTGTTGTAGAAATTGCAGTTAAATCAGTAGCAGCAATATTAATATCAGGTGAGGTAAAGTTCATAGCATTTTTTGCTGTTATAATTGCATCATCACCAATGTATTGTGCATGCTTACCACCAATACGTTCTGTATTGTTACCCTTAATAATACTATTATTATCAGATAGATATGTCTCTGTATTTGATCCAGTTACAAATGTTGATGAATTACCAGATACCGTCTCAATTTTATTTTCATATACCTTTGTATTTGACCCACCATAAATTTCCTCATTCTTATCGCCATGAACCCTTAGATTATAATCACCACCAACATCCATATCCAAATCACCAGATACATGTAATTTTAAATTACCCATATAATGAATGTCACCATCACCTTCAATTATAACCTTTTGATCACCACCTGTAATATGAATTGTATTATGTTTAGACGAAATAATAATTGTTCCATCCGGTCTCATTTCAACACCAGATCCTGTCTTATGTCTCCATAATAATCTCTCATTATTTGGTGTGTCATCAATCTCCGTAATATGACCTGAAATAGTTTCCTTTACCTGATTTAAAGGATATTCGGAATGTGCATTTTCTTTTAAATCTAAATTTAGATCTGTTGGTGCTCCACCGATGTATAATTCATTTGTGTGTACACCACGCGCTGCTTTATTTAATGATGAGGCATTACCATAGCCAACACTTGGAAAATTATTTGTAGGATCCTCATACCCATCCCTAGCTTTAACTCTATTTTTCAATACACGTTCAATATCGTTAGACATATTTTAATCCTTTAGCCAGTGCAGATAATTTATTATTTAGATTTTGTGTTAATTTTCCATCTTGAGTTTCATCTAAAACTTTTACAGAATTATCTGAGAATCCGGAACCATCAACCTTAACCGATTCAAATGCCTTTTCAGCCTTTTGCCTTAATAGGTCAATTGTATCCTGATTATCATTAAACCATGTTTCAAGTGATTCTGCAATCTCAAAAGCCCCTCTATTTAAATCAGTAATTAATTTATTTGGATCAGGTATTTTATTATGTTGTGATAGGGGTGTTACAATATTAGCCGGTTGTAAATCTGCCAATTGTTTTGCCGAAGGTATATCGGTAACAGGTATTTCATCATTCACAGATGTTTTACCAAATTTTCTTAAAACATATGGGCGTACACTAAATCCAGGTGCCTCTGTCGAATTTTCTGGTAATAAATCATTGGCACCATATATCTCACCACCTGGAAATACCTTTATAAATGCTTTAATAATTTCATCCATTGATTCTCTTTGTCGATGTGGATAAGATGTT